AAGGCGATTAAGACCTACGTGGATGCCCAGGTAACGGCTGAAGATTTAGATTTCCAGGGTGACTCTGGTGGCGCTCAGAGCGTTGATTTGGACAGCCAAAGCCTGACGGTCGAAGGTGGCACCGGGATCGACACCACAGGCTCCGCGCAAAAAATATCCCTAGCTATTGACGCTACGGTTGCGACTCTAGCCGGGTCACAAAGCCTTACGAACAAGACGATTGATGTTGATAGCAACACTCTTTCTAACGTCGAGACTGACAATCTCAAGTCTGGTGTGCTGGATACGGACCTGACCTCAGTTTCTGCATCTGACGATACCCTGGCAAGCGCCAAGGCGGTTAAGACTTATGTCGATGCCCAAGTTACGGGTGAAGACCTGGACTTTCAGGGGGACTCTGGCGGTGCCCAGAGCGTTGACCTGGACAGTCAAAGTTTAACTGTTGAAGGTGGAACAGGAATAGATACGACCGGGTCATCGCAAAAGATTTCGTTAGCGATCGACGCTACGGTTGCAACGCTGGCTGGATCTCAGACCCTTACGAACAAGACTATCGATGTTGATAGTAATACTCTCTCGAACGTAGAAACGGACAACCTCAAGTCTGGTGTGTTAGATACTGACCTAGCGTCGGTTTCTGCGTCTGACGACACTCTCGCTTCTGCGAAAGCGATTAAGACCTATGTCGATGCGTCAGCAGGAAGTGGTGAGCTGGACGTTTCAGACGGCACCACCACCATAGCCATCACGTTAGCATCTGAAACTCTCGGCCTGCTCGGCGGGACCGGAGTAACATCAACGGCCTCGGGTAATAACGTCACTATGGCTATCGGCCAGGATGTAGCAACCTCGGCTGGGGTCACATTTGGCAGCGCAATTGTTACTGGCGATCTGACCGTTGATACGAGCACGTTTAAAGTTGACTCCACCAACAACCGGGTCGGTGTGCTGAATGCTAGTCCCGATGTCAGCCTGGACGTTGGTTCTGCGACAGATGCGATCCATGTGACTACCGGCACGACCGCGCAGCGACCTGGTAGTCCTGCGGCGGGATATTTCAGGTTCAATAGCACGCTCTCACAATTCGAGGGCCACGACGGTTCTGATTGGGGTGAGATCGGGGGCGGTGGTAGTGGTGCGATTAACATTACGCTCAACTCGTTTACCGGCAATAGCAGCACAACGGATTTTACACTTTCAAGCGATCCGCTGAACGAGAATAACACCCAGGTCTTTGTAGGCGGTGTCTATCAGGAGAAGGATACCTATTCAGTCTCTGGCACAACCTTGACATTCAGCACCGCGCCCCCGGCGACCGATATCGAGGTCATGGTCTACGCGCAGAACAGCATCGGCGTGCCATCGGATGACAGCGTATCTACCGTGAAGATCCAGGACAACGCTGTAACCCTCGCGAAGATGGCGGGCGGAACCGATGGCCAGATCATAACCTATGATGCGTCTGGTGACCCAATAGCTGTAGGCCCAGGCGCAGACGGGCAAGTTCTAACAAGTACGGGTGCTGGAAGCCCTCCGGCGTTTGAGGACGCATCTGGCGGTGGTCTAACACTAGTAGCTGTTCAAACAACTTCTTTTACAGCCGCAGCGGGAAATCAATACTTATGTAATACAACTGGCGGGGCATTCAACATGACTCTGCCGGCAGGGACCGCTGGTGACACTATTGGCATTATTGATTATTTAGGGACTTTTGATACTAACAATCTAACGCTGGTGCAGTCAGGCAGTGAAAAGATTTTTCGAGTAGATGCGAATGGCACTATAGACACAAAGAACTGGTCAACAAGTATCAAATATATGGACGCCACAGTTGGCTGGTTACCGGCGGGAGGTTAAGTATGGCAGCAACATCGAGTTTATATGCAAGTAACGAAGCAATATTCCAGGAGCGCATATTCACCGCTTCTACAACATGGTCGCCGCCTTTTAACTGTAGAGCGTATGTAACAGTTATAGGGGCCGGAGGGTCAGGAGGCTCTGCGCGTCAGACTACTTCAGGTGATTCTTACGCCGCCGCTGGCGGGGGAGCGGGAGGGTGCGCTAAAAGTTTATTGGTATTGGATTCTTCAGTGACTTATACAATTACCATTGGGGCTGGTGGAGCTTCTGTTAATGATGCAGATGGTAACAACGGCGGAGCCAACAGTGTTTTTTCTGGGACAGGAATTAGCACAATGACGGCTAATTTAGGCAACGGAGGCCCGGAACAAATTTCTACCACAACCGTAGCTACTCAGGCGGGTGGTGCTGGAGGGTCCGCCTCTGGAGGCACCATATGGAATGTCACAGGAGGCGCTGGTGGTAGCGCAACGATTTCATATCATAGCACCAGTGGAGGGCATGGATCTGCTGGTGGAGGTGGAGCCGCTGGTATTTTGGGCGAAGCATTTAGAGGCGGGAACGCTTTATGCAGCACCGCTGGTTACAATAAATTGGCACTGGCTGGAGGGGCTGGTGTCGGAGGTAGAGGTGGAGATGCGACTGTTACAGGTGGTAATGGTAGCGGCGCAAATTCCCCAAATTTGATGGGATGGGGAGGCATGGGTTTTAGGGATGGCCCCGATCTCACACTGTCTACTGCTGAACCCTATGGCGCATGGTTTACCGCAGCGAAATCAGGGATTAACTCTTCCGTTAATAACTACGAGTTGCTCCCGTGGCTGACTAGCAGTGCCTTACCCCGGTCTGCCGGTTATCAGCGCTTTGACACTCCTTTAGTTAGCCAGGGTATGACTACTAGTATTTTTCATGGTTTGAATGGCTGTTCTGGGGGGACTCATATATCTGAAGCGCAAAGATTTTCTGGTCCCGGCGCAGGCGGCTCGGGTTATTGGTCAGCGGCTTCTGTTGACTACACCTATGCAGCCCCCGGTTTGTTTGGAGGCGGCGCGGGAAGTTCTAATAATTATTATGACGAACAATATGGTGCTGTTACGGGATACGGAGCAAGAGGTAGTTTTGGGGCCGGAGGAGGCGCGATAGCTTCATATTGTAGCTCTTCCAATACCACTAATAGTGGCGCTGGCGGTCCCGGTCTGGTTGTTATAACGATTTTGGAGGTGCTGTAATGACTGTTTATCAGGTGACAGATAGCGATGGCAACGTGAGCAGAATAGAAGCTAATGAAGAATTTGTTAAAGCACAATACGCAAGCTATGAGCTAGAAGCTGCCCCAACTCCAACTGCTTCAGAAATTGCACAGAGTGAAAAAGAGTGGAGAGATAAAGAGTTAAAAGACACAGATTGGATTGTCGCTGTAACAGACCACCCGCAATTAGCAGCGTATAAAATATATAGACAAGAACTCAGAGACTGGCCCAGCACTGGAAATTTTCCAGATACGCGGCCCACTTTAGGCGGCTGACATGGCACTAACCCTCATTCCCCAGGTCCTGACAACTAACATTGCACACTATACAAGTGCTGGCTCTGCTCCAGGCAGTCCGACAGCGGGCGACCTGTGGTACGACACCGGAAATTCAAAATTAAAGTATTACAACGGATCGGCCTGGGCAGAAGCGGGGGGCGGTGGCGCTTACAATGCTTGGTTAGTGAAAACAGCAGACGGTTATACCGCAGTCTCTGGGGATCAGTTGATTTGCAATCACGCAAGTACGGCGTTCTCAGTTACGCTGCCTGCCAGTCCAAGTGCTGGGGACACGGTCATTTTTAAAAATGTTGGCGCGGCACTTGTAACGATTAATCGTAATTCTGAAGATATAGATTCAGTAGCGGAGGATGGCACTTTGCCAGAAGGTAATGCCGTTCAATTGGTTTATGTCGATGCAACCATAGGCTGGGCATCATTGTGAGGAGAATAGTATGGCAGTTTTAGGAGCAGCGGCGGCGGCAGCAATGCCCCAAATAACAATCACAGACTCCATGACATGGACTCCACCCATGGATGGCAACGTGTGTATTCACGCAATCGGCGGTGGTGGTGGCGGGACAGGGACAGGGAACACTTACTATTGCCAAGGCGGGAATGCTGGCGGGTACTCTCGTTACAATAAATTAGCAGTAACTACGTCTAATAATCTCACGATTGTCATAGGCGCGGGCGGCTTGGGGAAATACGGGACCGTGGCTGGAGCCGCTGGGGGGAATACTACAGTCGCTTGGACATCCCCATCGTCGGTTACAATGTACGCCTACGGTGGTGGCGGCGGGTCATCCTCAACTACTCTGACCTATGGAGGATCAGCGTCTGGTGGCGATGTCAATTATTCCGGGGGCTCGAGTAGTTGGAATTGTAGTAGCGGGGCATGTGTTGGTATTTATGGAACTGGTGCGGCGGGTACTACTAATGATGTTGGTACAACTAAGACAACACCTGATTCTGCTGGCGGAGGTCTGTCTATGTCTGCATTTGGGGTTATCGTAGGGGGCAAAAATTCTGGTGGCCAGCAACGGCGGGCGAACGCCACTGGGTCATCTAGTTGGTTTCAGGCGTCAAACTGGAGTCAGGCTACCCTCGACGGAGATGACCTGATGGGGGGTGGTTCAAATTCTGATGCCAACTCTTGGTATGTTGCGGGGGGCAATGGGGGGATTGGCGCAGGCGGCGGCGCGGCTGTAGCCCTTAGTTCTACTTATGCCTATGGTGGTCGCGGCGGTGACGGCATCGTCATTATTCAGTACATCCCTTGGTAGGAGATAAAGATGGGAAATTGGATTATTAAAGACGGTGATGGCAAGGTCACCAACCCAAACCTAAAGGGGTCAGAAGAATTTGTTAAGGCAAATTTTGATCATTATGAGGCTTTGGTGACCCCAGAGGCAGAAGAAGTTACTCCTATGACTCCCGCAGAAGAAGCTAGGGCATGGCGAGATGGACAACTTAATGTGACAGATCGTATCGTGCCGCTGTCTGATCACACACAACGTGATGCCTATCTCACATACAGACGAGAATTAAGAGACTGGCCTTCAACATCTGAATTTCCATCTGGAACTAAGCCAAGTTTGGATAATTAATTATGCCAAGATTTGCCAACCCAGTTACGCAATATCTCGACAACTCCGGGGTCATCCTGTCCGGGGGCAAAATTAAATTTACCGCCGCAGGAAGTGACACTCTCAAAGACACATATACGTCTGCCGCGATGAGCTCGGCGAACGCGAACCCGGTTGTCCTGGACTCCGCTGGCCGTTGTGGGAACATTTATTTGAGTGGGACTTACCGCGTCTCCCTCCTGGACAGCGATGACGTTCAAATTTGGCAGCGCGATCCGGTGGGCGAAGATTCAGTCGATATGCCCTGGGGCACCTGGAGCAACGGTACCACCTACGCGATCGGGGATATTGCCAGGGCGTCTAACAATGCGTACTACCGCTCACTGACGGCAAGCAACACGAGCAATGATCCGACGACATCGCCGGTTCAATGGGAGCAGATCAACCTGGTCGCTGAGTGGAACACCAACCGCACCTACTCGTCCGGGGACATTGTTTCCTATTCGGGTAAATTCTATCGCAGCACCGCTGGCAGCAATTCTGGCAATACGCCAACGGGCAAAACGAACTGGGCTTTGGCAGTTGAAGAGCCTGTCGGCGGCACGGTTACACTCTTAAACCAGACAACCAGCTACGCGGTCACCGGGGTTGGTTTCAAGCCTCGACTAATCGAGCTGCACGCCGTTTCGCAAAGCTCAAGTGGCAATACCTACACGGCCACGTCGTCTGGATACTCAAACGGCACGATCGGTACGTCTCATTGCACCTGGATACGAGTCGATGGTGCCAACCATCAGGCCGGTCTAAAGGCCAGCTCGGCCTGGTTTTTAACGAACAATGCCGTTTCTGTCGAAAGCTCAGGTTACATCAGTTCGCTGGATAGCGATGGCTTCACCCTTCAGCCGTCTGGATTTACCAATGTCATTGGCTACGCGACGTGGATTGCACACCCCTAAACTTGCATCCAGCGAGTCGATCGCTTTTCTGTAATCTCTTCAAAATTGCGTGCGTGCTGCTCTGCCATCTTGGACTTTGAGCCGCCGTCGTATGCGATCGCGAACTTCTGATCAACCAACCACTCGTTGACGTTCATCGCTTGCATTATTCGGAGCGATCGATCCTTAACCAGGTGCAGAGTGACGAGCAAGCGGCCATACTTGCCGCCCCTGTCGAGCTCGGTCTCGGCAAAAAGCTGCCAGCCATCGGCTGTTCGTTCGGTGATGAGCTTCTCCAGCTCGTCTCGAACGAGCTCACCAAACTTTTTGTTTGGGCCCTTGAGTTCAGGGGTGTCTACCCCCGCAAGCCTAGCCTTTTCTCCGAGCTTCCAAATTTTCAGACCTAAATCGACATCCAGCGTGACACTGTCGCCGTCGTAATTGCCTGCCAAATTCGCCCGGTATGTGTACAAATTGTCGTCGTTAAACATTACATTTCTCCTTTGCCGTTTCTGGGAGAGGGTTTCCAAAATCGCCGTTCTGCCCTCTGGTTAATAATCGCGTTTGAATATATCCGAAACTCTGGGTCTCGTTCGTGTGCCGCTCGACAGCTCAGACAGTGGCGGGAGCCGTTTCTGAACCTGGATTGATCGGCCTCGGTGCAGTCAGGGTTGATGCACGCTCTCAAAAGTCGATGTCGTCATCGAAGTTGTCGTAGATGTCCGCCTCTGGTTTTTTAGGCGCTGGTTTTTGAGACTTGTCCCCTATCGAGTCGAGCAATTCCAGATTCCAAACCCGAATCTCGGTGGTGTAACGCTTGACCCCATCCTTTTCCCACTCGCGTGTTTGTATCTCGCCATCAACGTAGATTTGGCTACCCTTTTTAACGAAGTTGTTGACGATTTCTGCAAGTGCGCCTATGGCGACCAGGCGGTGCCATTCGGTTTTTTCGCGCTTTTCACCAGTCTGCTTGTCAGTCCAGGACCTGTTGGTGGCGAGGGAAAAATTGCACACCAGGTCCCCATTCGCCATCTGCCGACTCTCCGGGTCTCGCCCGACGTTGCCGAGCAAGATCACTTTGTTTACGCCTCTAGCCATTTCGATCTCCAATTTAAATTAGTGAGTGATTGCTCCAAGATTAGAAGGGTTTAACTGGGGGATCTTGGAGCTTGGACGTCACTCGTCGCCACACACACTCCCCCCTTCATGCCGCCAATTTCTGTTTTTTCTGCTCGAGCTTCTCCATGAACCTGTCCATCTCGTCGGCGAGCAGTTTTATCCAGGCATCGTCGCGATCGACCGTGATCACCAAACAGTTTAGATCAGGGTGATAACTCACAAATTCCCAGTGGTCCTGCTCGGTGATCCACATGGAACATTGGACCTGGGGGAAATATTCGGGCGGGCATTTGTTGCCGAGGAGATAGGCGATCTGGTTCGGTGGTCCAGGGCACTTGACCTCAAGTCCGGGGACTTTATTTCCAGGGGTCCACCTGTCCGGTGAGATCACGACGTGCTCGTTCACCGACGCATTTGTAATGCAACCGACCTCGCTCGTTGATTGGTCGGTGATGAATTCGTAGTAGGATACGGCCTCGGGCTCCATTTCCAGGCCACGTTTCATCGCGTCGTTCTGATAGGAGTCGAGCTGAGTCATTGCCATATCTTCAGCCAATAGGGTGTGCATGTAGGTGGTCTGTCCCGATGCGGGCTTACCCTGGGAGTTCAAGATGCTCTTCGCGATCTTGGATGCTGATGGCCGTCCAAGTTTGAGAGCCCAGAACTCATCTGAGTATTGGTCGAAGTTGTGCTCAACGATACTCACGTATTTTTTGCTGCGCTGCGAGCCTTGTCGTTCGCTGCCGCAGCTTCATTTAAGTCGCTTAACGATTGTATTTCCGCCAGCTTCTTCGCTCGGTCTCCCAGCTTTTTGATGGCGAAATCCCACTGCGCGGGCGGCAAATCCTCGACCTTTTGGATCTTCATTGTTTTGCAAAAGTCCGCGAGGGGTAGTCGTTGCGCCCTGCAAAGGCTTCTGACTCGCTTGAAAAAAAGTTCTTTCTCTTTGGCGTCAGTCGTCGGCAGCGGTCGGCCATCGTTGTCTGGCGTCAGATGCTTTGGAGCGCAGCCCGTGGCTGCAAGCAGGGTATATCGCTGGAGATAGGTGATCGTACTAGCCCGCGCCTGGACGGTGTTTTTCTGGCCCGTCTGGTCAGGTGGTGCGGACATCGCTGTCGATTTTGAGTGTCCGAGTTGATGCCGGATCTCGCATGTGCATCGTTGCACACCATCATTGAGGTCCTCGATATCCCAGGTAAACATCAAGCCGTGCTCTTTCATTTTTAATCGAATTTCGTCCACGGCGTGGTCAAGCGAGGCGTGGTCATATTTGGTGTTGCCAAATTCAACGTGTTTGTTTTTAAAAATTTCGGGAGGGTCGGCCTGGAACATTGCCATAGAGTTGTTAAAGGCTTTCTCCGCCTCGTAACGCTCATAGTCCTGGTGCAGTTGCGCCAGTTGGCCGAGCTGGTCAAGACCTGACCCGCTCTTGACGACGATGTTGATCAGCTCCATTGGAGTGAGGTTATTTGGTGTTAGTTTTGCTGCCACGGTTACGTTGCTCATTTTGGTTACCTTCTAGTGTGAGTGTGAGTGTGTCGCCAGCCTCCATAGCTGACATGATTTCGTTGGCCCGCTTCCAGGCTGACTGCCGTGAGGCAAGACGGCCTTCAAAGGTCTGTGGGCCGTAGTTGAATTTCAGGAGCCATCCCTTTCCCAGCGGCTGGAGTTTCATTTGCGGTCCAGCGTGGGGAAGCGGAGATCCGGGAAGTGAGCCTCCAGCGCATCTCTTATAGGGTCGTGCGAAAAGAATTCCTGGACGCCGGTGAGGTTATGATCACCGCTGGTTTTTTCTGCAAGCTCTTTCTCGACCAGCGTTATTAAACTCTCGAAAAAAGCCATCGGATCGTCTGATTCATTGTCGATTGCCTCTTTGACAAGCCGCAGGAACAGCTCGCGATTTTTGAGTAGGGAATTCCACTCGGCGTAGCTGAGTTCTTCAGCTCGCGCCACAACTTTTTCGTCGTAATGTC